AAGGGATTCCCCACGGTAGAGAACTGTGATGAGGAAATGCTCTGCATCACCCTGCAGAACTATGCCACAAAGCGTATTCTTACCTTTGGTGTGGGTCCTTATAACAACAATGACCCCATGGTCAAGTACGTGCAGTGCAACGATGAGTATGATTTGTTGCAGCACTTCATCAACTACTGGTCAAGTGACACCCCTGATGTGGTAACTGGGTGGAACTGTCAGTTATATGACATTCCGTACCTGTGTAAGCGTATCACTCGTGTACTGGGTGAGAAGGCATGCAAGAAGATGTCTCCATGGGGTCTAGTGACTGCTGAGGAGATGTTCATCATGCACCGTGAGCGTCTGATCTATGACATTGCAGGCGTCACTGTCCTTGATTACCTTGATCTGTACAAGAAATTCACCTACAAAGCACAAGAAAGTTATAAACTTGATTACATCGGTGAAGTCGAACTAGGTGAGAAGAAGTTAGATCACTCAGAATACGACAGTTTCAGGGAGTTTTACACTAAAGACTGGCAGAAATTCGTTTCATACAACATCCAGGACGTTAGACTGGTTGACTCCCTTGAGGAGAAGATGAAACTGATTGAACTCGCTGTCACTATGGCATATGACGCCAAGGTGAACTTCACAGACGTGTTTTATCAGGTCCGAATGTGGGACATGATCATCTACAACGACCTGAAGAAGAAGGGTATCGTCATTCCACCCAAGGCAGACGAGGTAAAGAATGAAAAGTATGCCGGTGCTTACGTAAAAGAACCAAAACCAGGCATTTATGACTGGGTTGTGAGTTTTGACTTGAACTCACTGTACCCACACCTCATCATGCAGTACAATATCTCACCAGAGACTTTGTTAGACGACAGATATCCCTCTGTAAGCGTCGATAAACTGCTGGATAAGGAGGTAGATCTATCTGGTCTTGAGGACGTTACTGTGTGCCCTAACGGTGCCATGTTCACCACCAAAACCCGTGGATTCTTGCCCAAATTGATGGACAAAATCTACAGTGAGAGGGTGGTCTTCAAGAAAAAGATGCTCCAAGCAAAGAAGGAGTACGAGAAGACGCCTACAAAGGCGTTGGAGAAGGAGATTGCCAGGTGTAACAACATCCAAATGGCAAAGAAGATCCAACTCAACTCTGCTTATGGTGCCATTGGCAACAACTACTTCCGGTATTACAAACTAGAGAACGCTGAGGCAATCACTATGGGTGGTCAGTTCAGCATTCGCTGGATTGAGAACCGGATGAACCAATATCTAAACAAACTACTCAAAACTGAGGACCACGACTATGTTATTGCTTCCGATACTGACAGTATCTATCTGTGTCTTGATCTACTTGTCCGTAGTGTATTTGATGTACACAAAGTTTCTAAAGAGAGGATTGTCGAATTCCTCAATGATGCCTGTGAGAAGCGATTTGAACCATACATATCGAAATGCTACGCGGAACTCGCGACGTATGTGAATGCATACGAGCAGAAGATGTTCATGAAGCGAGAAACCATCGCTGAGCGTGGCATCTGGACTGCTAAGAAGCGATATATTCTCAACGCATGGGACATTGAGGGTGTGAGGTTTGCTGAACCGAAACTCAAGATCATGGGTATCGAAGCAGTCAAGTCATCCACCCCTGCACCCTGTCGTCAGATGATCAAAGACGCTCTGAAGATCATCATGAGCAAGACTGAGGATGATGTTATCAAATACATCGATGACATGCGTCGTGAGTTCAAAAAGATGGACCCTGCTGCTGTTGCATTCCCACGATCCTGCAACAATTTGGACAAATATAAGAGTAGTTTGTCCATTTATAGTAAAGGTACACCTATCCATGTACGAGGTTCACTTCTCTACAACCATTACTTGAAGAAGCATAACCTTGACTCTAAATATAATGCGATCAACAATGGCGACAAGGTAAAATTCTGCTATTTGACTAAACCGAATCCAACCCAAGAGAATGTAATCTCATTTGTCGGTGATTTCCCCAAAGAATTGGGTCTAGCAGGATATGTTGACTATATGTTGATGTTCGATAAGTCTTTTGTAGAACCGCTTAGGGCGGTTCTGGACGCTATCGGCTGGTCAGTAGAAAAGACAGCAACTCTGGATCTTTTCTTTGTCTGATGCTATAATCAAAACACTACTGGGGTACTATGGAACTTCCTATCAACGATCAAGAACTTGAAACCATCGTAAAGGCACTGAGACTGGGTGGTGACACGGCTCTTTATCAAAAACTCAACAGGGTCAAGGATGTTCGTGATGCTAATCCTGGTGGACCATACAAAAGGATCGTTAGAGAGCAGTTTGGTTACGTCATCTGATGTTTTTTGAAAAAGTGAGCCTGGTTACAGGCGGATTTGACCCTATTCATAGTGGTCATCTACATTATTTTGGTCGTGCCAAGGACTTCTCTGACTACCTCGTGGTAGGACTGAACGGTGATCCTTGGTTGAAGCGTAAAAAGGGTCAGTATTTCCAGTGTTGGACTGAACGTGCCGACATTGTGAGGCATCTTGACATGGTTGATGCTGTTATCTCCTGGGATGATGCAGATGATAGTGCTTGTGGTGCTATCGAGAAGTGTCTGGACATAGCAGAGACTGTTGTCTTCTGCAATGGAGGGGACAGGGGTGCATCTAACACTCCAGAACTAGAGAAGTATAAAGATAACGAACGAGTTGTCTTTGAGTGGGGTGTTGGTGGACAGAACAAGATGAATAGCAGTTCCTGGATCCTTCATGGATACTTTGAAAGGCAACGAAAACTACTAGGTATTTGACATGGATTTTTTCAAGGACATTATCAAGGAAATCGGTGATGATTACACAAAACTTGCATCGGATGTAGATGATACAGAGCGGTATGTTGACACTGGTTCTTACATTTTCAATGCTCTTGTTAGTGGTAGCATTTATGGAGGTATCAGTGGGGACAAGATCACCGCTATTGCAGGAGAGACCTCCACAGGTAAGACCTTCTTCTCCCTTGCGGTAGTAAAGAATTTTCTTGAGAAGCATCCTGACGGTGGTGTCATGTATTTTGACACTGAGTCTGCTATCAAGAAAGGTATGCTGGTTGAGCGTGGCATTGACTTGGAAAGGTTTGGTCACGTGCAGGTGGTCACTATCGAACAGTTCCGTAACCGGGCACTGAAGATTGTTGACAAATATCTTGGTTTGGATGAAAAGGATCGCAAACCCATGATGTTTGTACTAGACTCTCTGGGAATGCTCTCCACTGAAAAGGAGATCAAGGATGTCCTTGAGGACAAACAGACCCGTGACATGACAAAAAGTCAACTAGTCAAGGGTGCATTCAGAATGCTTACACTCAAACTCGGTCAAGCGAATGTTCCACTCATTGTCACCAATCATACATACGATGTCATCGGAGCTTACGTACCAACTAAAGAGATGGGAGGAGGTTCGGGACTCAAGTATGCAGCGAGTACAATCATCTATCTCAGCAAAGCAAAGGAGAAGGATGGAACGGAAATCGTCGGAAACATTATCAAGGCTAAGACAGTCAAGTCACGTTTGAGTCGTGAAAATAAGACTGTTTCTATTCGTTTGTATTACGATGAGCGTGGTCTTGATCGATATTTCGGTCTTCTTGAACTCGGTGAGAGCACTGGGGTAATCAAGAAAGTCGGAAATCGATATGAGATTGACGGCAAGAAAGTTTATGGTAAAGAGGTCTACTCTAACCCCGAGAAGTATTTTACTGAGGAGTTGATGGCAAAGATTGATGATGCAGCACAGAGTGAGTTTACTTACGGCGGTGGTGAATGAGTGAAAGGATCCCACTAACGATCCTCAATAACTTGGTACATGATGAGAGCTATGCTAGGCAGGTTCTCCCGTTTATTGAACCCGATTACTTTGAAGAAAGGACTGATCGGGTAGTCTTTGAACAAATTGCCACGTTCTTGTCTCAGTATGATGCTCTCCCTAGTCCGGAGATCCTTCATATTGAGATTGATAAGAGGACTGACATCACTCAGGATGAACTCACCACTATCACACAGTTGGTTTCTTCCCTTGAAGAGAGTGAGTCAGAGACTCAGTGGTTACTTGACACCACTGAGGACTGGTGTAAGCAACGTGCCATTTACTTGGCACTAATCAAGAGTATCCAAGTCGCTGATGGTGGTGATGACAAACTTACTCCCGATGCCATTCCAGGTATCCTTTCCGATGCTCTTGCGGTCGGGTTTGACCAGAGTGTGGGGCACGATTACCTCGATGATTCCGAGGATCGCTATGCATATTATCACCGGGTCGAGAATAAAATCCCCTTTGATCTTGAATACTTCAATAAGATTACTTCGGGTGGACTCAGTGATAAAACGCTCAACGTCGCTCTCGCTGGCACTGGCGTCGGTAAATCTTTGTTTATGTGCCACGTCGCTGCCAGTGTTCTCCTCCAAGGAAAGAACGTTCTATACATCACAATGGAGATGGCTGAAGAGAAGATTGCAGAAAGAATTGATGCTAACCTTCTCGATGTCAACATCCAGGACATACAGGAACTACCTGAACAAGTCTTCTCAAAGAAGATTGCAAAGATCGCCGCGAAGACTACGGGACACCTGATCGTCAAGGAGTATCCTACTGCTTCTGCCCACGTGGGTCACTTCCGTGCCTTACTGCAGGAACTGAAGTTGAAAAAGACGTTCATTCCTGATATAATATTCGTGGACTATCTCAATATCTGTGCCTCTTCTCGGTATAGGGGTGCAGCAAACGTGAATTCTTATTCTTATGTCAAAGCAATCGCAGAAGAGCTCAGGGGTCTCGCGGTCGAAGCCTCTGTCCCAGTGGTCTCAGCTACGCAGACTACTCGCTCTGGTTTTTCTAGTTCAGATCCTAATCTTACTGATACTTCTGAATCATTTGGCCTTCCAGCTACCGCTGATCTTATGTTCGCTTTGGTTTCTACCGAAGATATGGAGAACCTTAGCCAGATAATGGTCAAGCAGTTGAAGAACCGCTACAACGATCTGAACATGAACAAGAGGTTTGTAGTGGGCATTGACCGTGCTAAAATGAGACTGTACGACTGCGAACAAACTGCTCAGGATGACCTGATGGAGGACATCGTAGAAGTACAGTACACGTCTAAAGAAGACAACAACAAATCCAAATCCAAATTCGACGATTTCAAATGGGAGTAGATTTTACAAACTATCAACGTTTTGTCAACGGAGTGACAAGCAAGGAATCTCAGGATTCTGATGCCTTTATCTACCGTTTGCAGGAACTCGGTGGTGAGATTGCAGTGCAACGCCTTCTTACTGCTGCTGTTGGTATGTCCGCAGAGGCAGGTGAGTTCACTGAAATCGTGAAGAAGATGATCTTCCAAGGCAAACCTGCCAGCGAAGAGAATTTGTTTCACTTGAAACGAGAACTGGGTGACATCATGTGGTATGTTGCACAAGCATGTATGGCACTGGAAGTTGACATGGATGAGGTGCTAGATATGAATATCAAGAAACTGGAAGCACGTTTTCCTGAAGGCACTTTCAGTGAGTTCTACTCAGAGAATCGTAAAGATGGAGACATCTGACCTTTGCATCACCTGCATCAAGATTGGAGACAAGTTTGATGCACAGTATGTAAACAAACTCTACAACATGGTGCGTCGTCAAACCGATGCACCATTTTTTTGCTTCACTGATAACCCTAGTGGCATCAAAGAGGGTGTCACTGTGGTAGAAATCGATGTCTCTAAGTATGCTCAGTGGAAAAACTGGTGGGCAGCATGGTGGAAGATCAATATGTTTGTTCGTCCTGAAATTCAGGGGTTCAAACGTAAGTTGTTCTTCGATCTGGACGTGATTATCCATGGTGATATCACTAAGATTTTGGAAATCAATAGTCCATTTGCTCTAGTCTACTCCTCTTGGAAAGGACTCCCCTTTCAGGTCAAAAATCCAACCAAATCCTTGTTCAATTCCAGTGTAATTGCCTGGGATGATGCGAAGCACATTTATGATTACTGGGCACAAGATGCTAGGGGGTTTGTCGCTAAGTATGCTGGCACTGATGACTTCTATCACAACGAAAAGATAAAAAGATATCGACTTCCTCCAATCATCTACTCATATAGAGATGGTTGTGCTCCAAAGCAGGAGAGTTCTTTGACGTTCAGACCTAAGATGGCACTTGCTATCCTACATCAACGTCCTAAAAACCACGAACTAGATCCTAGTGTTCACCCTATTGTAAAATACTGGGCATGATCTAAATAATTTGGACAAGAGGAACTACTATGGGATATAAACCACCAGCACACCCCGAATCATACACTGTGAACTGGTTGATTTTGGATAATCAACCTGTAGATTATATTAGGAGGATTGCTGAGTCTTTTGAGGCACAGATGACCCGGCGTATGCCAGGTAGAGTATCGTTCAATGTCCTTACCCATGATCAGTTTGAGAAAGAATATGGTAAACCCGCTAATTTAGACACTGCATTAGATTTTTTATATAAAAACACCATCCAGATAGTTGTTTACCCCACTGCTGTGTTGGGTGAAAAGATTAGGGAAGCAATTCATAGAAAGATGAATAAAATTCCAGAGAAAATAACCCCTTGGTTTACTGGTGAGACTGATTATACGGCACTTGATATGCCATATGCTTTCAGGAGTGAACAGCATGCCAACTCGTTCTTCCAGAGTGGACCAGGTGAAAAAGTTCTCTACTATAATAACTTTTTGAACATAAAATCCATGGCAATTGTGCCTTGGGGATCTCGTAGAGTCATCGCTGGAGATAAACCATTCACAACTCCAGAAGATTTTGAAGGTGCCAAGATCAAAACTCAGTATGGGACTGCATTAGAGCAGGATATCTTTGAATCTCTGGGTGCTGAGGTTAGTGGCGATGCTGATGCATATGAAACTGATTTGGTGAACTTGGACTCGTCTAAGAAATATGTTACTGAGTTGAATCACAGTATCAATGGGTATGTTGTGCTAGCATCTCACCCATTCTGGAGACATTCTGTCAAGTGTGAGTGTGACTATAGAGATCACACCCCAGAAGAAGAGGATCATTGCTTGAGAAAGCAGATGAAGCGAGCATGTAATGAAGCAGCACGTGCCACTAGTATTTGGAACGATAGTGATACAGAAAACCTGAGGAATGATCTGAAAGAGAAGGGTGTTCAATTTTTCTCGATCGATGACATTGATGCGTTCAAAGAAAAGACTAGGGGTGTATATGATAAATACATGAGCAAATTTACTCCAACTCTTTTCGATAATATAAATGAAACATGTGACCAAGAAGAGTCGGTATGGTGCGATAAGATGACAGTCACTTGACTTTGCCATCTCAACATCTTATAATTACAGTGGAACGACGCCGCCACCCAAATAAAAGATCGTCGGTAATATATTCAGTAAAACATTCAAAATGTCTTTTGCATCCCCTAAGTGGTTTGAGCGTTTCCCTCGGACCATCGCCAAAGCCGTTACTTGGCGTTCCTGGATGATGGTCACCAACTCCGTGATTGGTTGGATCGTTGCCGGTAACCCTTGGAAAGGTCTTACCATCGGACTTATGGCACTTGTGATCAACTCAACGCTCTATCTGCTGCACGAGCGTCTGTGGAACCGTAACGACTGGAACCGTCGTACGACTTCTGCAACGGATCGTGTGGTCATCTGAGCCACATATCTAGCAGGGATATAAATACTTCTAACTGTTCAAGGATAACCTACTAATGAAAAAAGTACGTTGGGTGCTAGCACACGAACCAATTGAGCTCTTCCTGAGAGCTGCAAGGAAGTTTGCCCATATGATGGAGATGCTTGATCCTGGTTATCTGGAAGTGGAAATTCTTACACTTTCCGAGTATGCCGACAAGTATAATGATGGAGTTGCAATCTCCAAGCATGATATCTTGCAGTTGATGAAGGATGGTAAGATCGAAATGTCACAGATGTACACGTCCACTCTTGGACGTGAGCATAATACAGACCTTCGGGTCCTCGACATGCCCTATCTGTTCCGTGATCATGAGCACGCACAGAAGGTTCTAGAGGGTGACATTGGTCGCGAACTTCTCAGTGGTCTCGATGACGAGGCTAAGGGGCATCGTAGCGTTCATGGTCTGGCATTCACCTATTCAGGTGGATTCCGCATGATCCCTGCTAATAAAAAGATTGAAAAAATTGAAGATTTCCAAGGGCTTCCCCTTCGCTGTAACAACTCTGACATTGCCAAAGAAACACTGAAGGCAGTCGGTGCTGTTCCTGTTCCTATTGAACTTGAGCAAATCAACGAAGGCGTGCAAGACGGCGACATTATTGGTGGTGAATCCACATACCCTCGTTTCTTCGGTTTGAAGCAAAACGAGTGCATGAACACTATCAATGATGCAGAGCACTCTCTCTTCCTGACGACTATCATTGCAGAGAAGGATTTCTGGACATCTCTGCCCAGAGAAAAGCGCCTGCATATCAAGAGAGCATCAATTCTTGCAGCACGTGCTGAGCGTATCTGGTCTGTCGAAGACATTGATGTTGTAAAGAGTAAGTGCGTTGATGAGAACATCGAAGTTGTTACGATGTCCGACTCCGAAAGAGCACGTTTCAAAGAGGCTACACTGCCCCTCTATGACCAGTTCAAGGACAGCTTCCCTGCCGGTATGGTTGATCGCATCCGTGCAGAAGAAGGTTGTGGCATGGAATTTGGTCTAGATGACGACGATTGTTGATCACAATCTGAGTGACCAAAAGGCAGGCGTTATGCCTGCCTTTTTTATTGTTTACGTAAGGCCCCCCAATGAGTTTGAAGCGAGATTATAGTCAACGTATATGGGCTAACCATGATTGGGACCATAAGTATTGTCCTGACCCTATTAGATTTCCTCCCGACATTCAAAAACAGAGAGATACATTCTTTGATAAAGAGAATGCTCTGAACACTTACTTCATGACACGCATGATATGTCGTGCAGGTAGACTTCGTACTCGAAAAAAATATACAATCCTATCTCCTATCCTTCCCCGTGATGACCGCCATACTGATATGGACTTCGGGGATTGTGCAGATGAGTCAGCACTAGAGTGTATTAGAAAGGCAGATAATAGAAATGTAAATGTCCTGTGGTCAGGTGGTATTGATAGTACCGCAGTATTTTGGGCACTACAAAAAACTGGTCACCCATTCAATCTGCACTTTGATCCTGTTGCAGAGACAGAGCATCCTTTTTTGTGGGATCTTCTCCATAAGAATAAGTTTCCCCAAGTAACTTTGTGTAATAATTATGGGATGGGACTCATTGATGAGTATGCCGATGACCCAGACCAATACTTTGTTATGGGTGAACCTGGAGATAATATACACGGTGCAGGTAGGTCATTTATCTTCAGTAAAGAACAAAGGAATGCTCCATACCATGAGAATGTTCCAGAGTATATTGACAAGATGTTGTTTCAGTCAGTAATGGAGGTACTCAATAAACCTGATGCTAATTTGAAGCAATGGCATTGGGCAATGAGTTACACGTGTAAATATCAATATTGTATGCTTCGTTCTATTAGAAACTTTCATCTGTATTGTTACGACCGTCCTGGTATCCCGGCAAACCTTCATCTTTTTTATGACACCCCTAATTTCAACAGGTGGTCTATTACAAATCAAACAGAGAATAGTGCATGGCAAGAACATCGTGAGTATAAGATGCCCGCTAAAGACTATTGTCTAGTAAATGGTGACTCTCAAGATTATAGGGATAATAAATTGAAAGTCCCATCATCTAACAGGGAACGTTTGACTATGTTTACTAAACCTTGTTCTGGTATGGTTGTAGATGAGGATTGGATGTTGGTTATCAAAAGAACTTTTGGTTCTTCAGCACCTGATATTGAATACGGTGGTAGAACTCTAAGGAACGGAGAAGTAAGTAGACTACCATGAAAAGATCTAACACTCGGTTAGCAGATGTCAATGAAATTTTTTGTACATTTCTTCTGAATAACAGACAATTTCCTGACCCTGCTACCGAAAGGGAATTCAAAAGGAAAGTTACTTTACTATCTGATAAAGAAATTGCAGAGCAGACTGGTCGTGCTCGTGTGATGGTAAAGGAGTTCTTGAGGATAGCAGGTGCTAAGGGATATCAGTTTCCCAAAGCAGTTTATTGGACTGCTAGACCTGGTTTCAACTTCCAACAATTATTGGGTGTCAAAATAAACCAGAACAAGTTCCCTGCTGACATCCTAGTGGAGTTTAGGGGTGGTGGATTCCTTGGGTTCTCTGCAAAATCAACTACCAGTGGTGATGTGGGATTCAAAAACCCTGGTATGGGAACAGTTGATAGGGAATTGGGTATCAACAATACAGATTACGTCACAAAGCAAGAGCAAGTTATACGAAACGTGTATAAGGACTTTGGGCGTTTGAGTAATGAGTTGAGATCAAACCAAATGAGAAAATGGAAAGAGGCTGCAGACCCTAAGTTCCTTGATATATCACGTAGGGGATCTAAAGTAGAGACATACTGTAGGAATAGGTTGCTTACACGTCTCAATCAAATGGTTACTCAAGAAGAACGCAGAGATTATATTATTGGTAGTTGGTTAGATGCCACTGATGCATATCCTCCTTATCTAAAAGTGACTGGTAATGGTACAGCAGAAGAAGTTCAATTGCCCATACCACTTCCTCCTGTTCCGTTCGCTCAACAAATTCTAAATTTAGTATTTCCTCCTGGTTGGGGAGGTAGGTTCACTGCAACGGTGTATGATCCTATGCAGAACAGTAAGATGGATGCATTGAACACTAAAAAGATTACATTCACCAAAGCAGGTAGTAATAGTATTGCGGTGAAGGCAGGACAGAAACCTCTGTTCAATATGAGATATAAGTTTTCCGGTTACAAATTTGCTAGTAGTATGAAACTCTCAGGAGACCCACGATGAACGAACTAATCGATTCCTTTATCGAAATTTATAGAGCAACACCAGAGGGAAACCGAAGGATGTCGAAGAAGAGACAGATGGAAAGTTTCATGAGGTTTATACTCATGCTAACAGACAACAATAAATATAAGCAGTATCGCACACCAATTTTGGTGTGGGTTCAGAACTATCAAAACCAAATTTACAGTAAACTCAGTGAAGAAGTTCTCGACCTTCATAACAGAAGCCAGAATAACAAAGGCATCGCAAGAAGCGAGGCGTTTGGGACTCGTCGGAGACGGTCACGGAGACTGGTATGATCGTCAGGGCAACCTGAAAGCGAAGACTGTAAAGGGTGAACTGGAGATGTTCTCTGGTCGCAATTCTGATGATGATGAACTAGGTACTGCTGGATCAAAAGCTGCCTCTGTTGTTGCTAGACGCACCAAAGGGGACGGTGATGATTACGCTAGGAAGGTTGCTACTGGTGGTCCTTCTTCTGCAGAACCCAATCCTAATTCCGCAAATGGTCAAGCTAAAGCGGCACTGCAGCAGGTGAGTCGTGAGAACCCACTCACCATTGCGTTCGATAAGTTTGACAAGGATGAAATTACTGCTAACATACTAACCACAGTGGAAGAAATTTCCGGTGGTACATACTATTATGTGTTCCCTAGCAGGGACACGAACATTCAGGAACTAAAAGATGCATATCCTGAGGTTGGCGATGCCTTCGTTGACGACCCCAATGCCGAGACCATCTACGATGTCCTCTCGTCGCTCTATGAAAACGGTTTTGATGCAATTAGTATCGTTGTACGACAGTCAAGAGCAAAAGAAATCTCAGAGTTAGCACTCAAAGCTAACGGACAACTCTACAATTATGTGATGTTGAATGTCATCCCAGTAGATGAGCGTACTGTTCGTGAGCAGTACATCGCTGGAGACATTTTTCAGAACGGAACCATGATTGAATCTAACGGTAAAGTGGGTCAAGTTTTCCGTAGAGGTGCCAATCATTTGATTTGTATGGGAGAAAATAAACAGGTTTTTAGGGCATGGATTTCTGATGCTAAGCAGGTAGATAAGTTTCTGTTACCCCAAGACTTCTGAGCACACTAAATAATTGAACGGTAAATAACGTTCGTAAGATGAGCAACCCTTGGGCACAGTCTTTTGATGACTTGCGTCGTCCTTATCTTGAGGAGAAAAAGGATCGTGACGGCGACGGTAAAGTAGAGTCAGATTCTAAAGAGCATGCTGGATTAGTTCACAATGCTATTCAGCGTGCTAAGGGTGGCAAGCCTGACGGTAAGGACACTCGTAAAGAAGCCTTTACTATGGCTGCTGACCCTGAGAAGAGGGCAATTCCTCGTCCTACTAAGAAGGCAGAGGATAAGAAAGGTAAGAGTTTGAAGTCTCGTGCCATCAAGGCAGTGGGAACTCAGCGTCGTCAAGACAAAGAAGTTGGTATTTCTGGTACGAAGAAGGAAGAGACTGAGTTCGCTGGTAATTACGAAGGTCCCCTTTACGCTCCCTGGACTAAAGTAGAGGAAGGTAAGAAGAAAGGACTCTGGGACAACATCCATGCCAAGCGTAAGCGTGGTGAGAAACCTGCCAAGAAGGGTGATAAGGACTATCCCAAGACTCTGAACGTTGAGAATCAGCAGGTGGATGAAGATCTGGCAGGTATGGTTGATAAGGCAACCAAAGCAGGTCAAGCTGGTCTAGAGAAAATTGGTGTAAAAATCAATCGCACTCCGAGATCCACTGCTCGTCCTTCTCGCAAAGCCAGCGAGGTGATGCGTCAGAATAAGATGAGTAATGAGGAGCAAGAGCATGCTGATCAGGTAGAACTTCAGGGTGAGGCATACACCATCACCAATGCTGATGTAAAGGGTAACACTCCTGCATACCGCAACTACAAGGCGGGTATGAAGAGCAAGACCACCGGCAAACCAATGTACAACTTGGCACCCCATGTAAAAATGGCTGACTCAGTTGAGTTGGAAGGTGATGCAATTGAAGAAGGCAGCATGAAGGCAGCACGTAAGAACGTGGGCGCTAGCACCTGCTGGAAAGGGTACAAGGCAAAGGGCACCAAGATGAAGGGCGGTAAGACTGTCCCCAACTGTGTCAAGGAATACTCCGACTGGCGGGAGGAGATGGGCGAAGGTTTTTTTTCCGAAGCCGCTAAGCGTCAACAGTCACTAGACATCAAGACGAGCGGCGTAAAAAATAAGGTTGAGATCAATCCCGAACTCAAGACCGAAGGTGCATGCTCCGATAAACCCATGGAACGTCTGAAGACTGACCGTGATGGTTATCGTGTTCCTCAAAAAGATGCCGATGCTGCTAAGGCACGGATCATGGCGAAGACCAAGAAGAAGCGTGAGCAGGCAAAGGAAAACATCATGAAGGGTCCTCTCCTTCCTGGTGAAGGTCGCAAGGTGTACCCCAAAGGTGCTGCTCCCAAGGCAACTGGTGCCAAACTTCCTCTTGCTAACTCCTACAATCCAATGCTGGACTCTGTAGAAGAGCAAGCACTCCAGATGATTGAGCGTACTCGTTTCGCTAAAGAGAAGGGTACAGATTCTCAGACTGGTAAAGAGTCTAAGAAAGGTGGTAAGAAACCATCCGGTGCATTTGCTGCAGTCAGTGCTGGTCTTCGTAAGTCCGGTGGCATGATGTCCTCTAGGGGTAAAGCAATCGCACCTCAAGGAAAGAAAAAAGAAAAAGGTGCCAAGGGTCCTAAAGGTGTAACTCCTGTGGATAAGATCAAGGGTCAACTTGCTAAGAAGAGAGCACCCAAACCCAACCCATACAAGGCACGTGCTGGGGAGTCCGACTGATGAAAAGTTTTAGGGAATTCCGCGAAGACGTAGAACTTACTGATGCATATGGTGATACCTTTGCCGTCATTCAGGATGTGGTAAAGGTAGAACCAATGAAACCCACATGGCAGGGCAACACAGACCTGCCTTATGCTCCAGTTTTTGACGATGGTCCTCCTTTGCAGGAGAACAACCCTCGTCGAACCGGAATCCCTAACAACCCTAATATCCTACAGAGAATTGATGCAATGCTTCCGGGCAATGCAATGACATATCAGGGTTTCAGACAGCAAACTTACTCTCCCACCCCCTATAAAAGTCCTTATACTGGACCAAACTATACGGGTAATAGGGTAGACGTTGATAACTATCGTGCTGGTGGTGGTAATGCTGCCATGGCAGGTGGTCAGACTGCTGATCAAGTTAGAGCACAGGGTGCTAAGAATTTGAAAGCAAGACCTAAGCAACCCAATGTTCATAATTGGACAGACAATGGCGTAAAAAATTATGCCGGTAGTCCTCCAATGAGATTCAAAGTGGGTGAATCTATCGTCCGTGAAGGAGTTGCCAAGTCACTTCAAGAAAAACCAGGTGATGGTTATCTTGGACCAACGATGAAGATCGGTGGCAAACCATATGGGATTCCAAATCCTATTCGTATCGCTCAAGATTACTCAGATACTAGACAAAGTATAGACCAAGCAAAGGTAGATTTCGCCAGGCGTCATCGTGTTGGCAACGCATCAATGCCAAAATGGAAACCTTATAACAAACAAAACAGCACTGCTACTAAGGTTCTGCTTCCTGGTTTTGAGAAAGCTCGGCAGAAGGCATCGCAATATGAATCTGCTGCATGGCAGCGTAAGGAAGGTAAGAATAAGAAGGGTGGATTGAATGAAAAAGGACGCAAATCCTACGAACGCGAGAATCCTGGTTCTGATCTCAAGGCTCCTCAACCTGAAGGGGGTCCTAGAAAGCGATCCTTCTGTGCGAGAATGGGTGGAGTCAAAGGACCAATGAAAAAACCTAACGGTGAACCTACTCGTAAGGCATTAGCACTTAGGAAGTGGAAGTGCTGAGTTGATATATAGTTTGATGTCCGCATCAATGAATGATGGGTTTCCTACTTCCTTTAGCATCTAAAATTGTGATGGATGCTGTTGCCAAGATCCCCGAGAACGAGGAACTGGGCGAGATGATGATCAACGTTTGTGTCGCTATCCTTCGCAAAGCAGTTGCAATGACTAAAACTGAGATGGATGACATCCTTCTCGAACAAGTTGTTGCTGCTATCAAAGCAAAGGACGAGGACTGACATAAATATCTAAACGACTAACCACGAGAAACACATGGCACTTTGGGGAGCATCGGACGCAGACGAATCTAAGCCAAAGAATTTGACTGCTACCGAGAAGAAAGAAGTTTATGCTACCGACGCAGGTTGGGTCCTTCGGGGTGGGTCTGCGCTGACTGGTTGTGACAATACTGATGCTACTCCTGAATTGCTCGTGGCAATCAGTGGTCTGTCCGTGTCCGTTGGTGCTGCTGACATCACTAACATTGATCTTCTGACTACCTCCTTCAGCAAGGCTGCTGGTGGTACGTTGTCTGTCCGTGTGACATTCAACGAAGAAGTCGATGTTACTGGTACACCTCAACTCGAACTTGACAACGATACCAATAGCAACCACACCCTGTCTTACGCCTCTGGTACAGGTACCTATCGTCTCCTGTTCACGCTTGCCCTCGGTGCTGGTGCTGCTGCAACGGATGCAGATGACGTTCTCTCCGTTGGCGCTGATGCTATTTCCTTGAACGGTGGCACAATCAAGGACAAAGGTACTAACACTACCTCTACTATCACTAACTCCGCCGCTATTGGTACTGCTGCAGGGTCACTTACCGTTGCTGCATGATTACTAAATGCGATTTGATGAACTAAATGATGATAACTATTTGTTATTTGCCATAAAATATTACGAAAATCCTCTTGCGGCAACAATGGAGGATTTTCAAAACGATATGAGGCGATTCAAATATATCAAAAGGTTATTGAAGAAGTATCAAACTCAAGGTGGTGAACTAAAGTATCATCTAATCTTGAATCACTTGATCATTTGCTTCAACATCTTTGATGAAGGTGCTGTTCCCTTGTTATTCTACAAAATTGATCAGGAATACTGGTCAATGCTCAAGACATTTCTGCTTTTCCTGAACAGAATTCCAGAGTATCCTAAGTCTGGATTGGATGATCTACCAATCGATCAGGAAGTATACGACATTCTGAACACAATCTAATGGATGATTCTAAGTTAGAACGTATACTAAATATTATCCGAGAGGATGTTCCCACGAATAGTATTTCGGGGGGAAAGATTGCAGGTTCTGAGGAAGCAGGTGATGATCCTCCGGTAAGGAGAAAGAAAAAAAAGTATGCTTACCTTGGTCCCCGTTCACGTAAGACCTGGATGCCAAAGTGATCAACGATCAGGTAAACACAGCCATACTTGAGAGACTGGAAAAAGTTGTAGAGTCACTTCAGGATAACTCCGTGAAGATGGGTCAACTTCTTGCTGTTCATAATGAAAAATTAGATAAACAAGATAGAATTGATGCAGTCCTCTTTGATAAAGTGGAGGAACTGCGAACTGAATTTCATGCTGAAGCAGATATTATAAAGAAGGGGTGTGAGCGAGACATACGCCTCATTGATGTTCGCTTGAGAACTTTAGAAAAGAAAATGTGGAGTATTGCAGGATCGCTAGCAGTGATCAGTGTCCTGGTATCTCCTATAGGTCAGAGAATGGTGGGAGCTTTGACTGGACAGACCTCTAGTGCTATAGTGAACCCGAAGTAACTCTAAGCACCGTGCTACACATCGACAGCAAGTATATCGCGTTGGTGTCTGCTCGCTTGAAGAAGTTCAAGAAGACTAAGGACGACCTGTATACATTCAGGTGTCCTTATTGTGGCGACTCCAAGAAGAATAAGAATAAGACTAGGGGATACCTCTACAAGATAAAGACCGACTTCAACTTCAAGTGTCATAACTGTGGTGAGTCAAGGTCTTTTACATACTTCCTGAAGCACATGGACTCCAGGTTATATGATCAGTATGTGATGGAAAGGTATAAGCAAGGCATCACAGGTATAGCATCAAATACACCTGATCCTGTCTACACTGGTAGGAAACCGGTATTCAAAAGGAAATTAGATCTACCTAAAGCGTCAGAGAATGCCACAGCAGTAGCGTATTTGACCAAACGTTCTTTGGATCCTGACAAATATTTCTACGCTGAAAATTTTCAAAGATTTTGTAATACATTCAAACCAACGTATGAAAAAATCTATAAAGATCATGCAAGAATTATCATTCCAATGTATGATGTAGACAAGAAACTTATTGGGTTTCAGGGGAGGGCGTTGGACAGCAATGTACAACCTAAATATCTCACCATGATGCTCGATGAGGACCATCCTAAAGTATATGGCTTAGAAAAAATTGACAAAGAAAAGACTGTATTCGTTACAGAGGGACCGTTCGACTCCGACTTCCTTGCCAATGCTATTGCTATGTGTGGTAGCGATGTTGACCTTAGCAGTATGGATTATAGATTCGTATTCGTATACGACAACGAGCCCCGTTCCAGGGAAATCGTCTCTAAAATTACTAAGACCATCGACAAAGCCTTACCGGTGGTAATCTTCCCCTCAAATGTGCATGAAAAAGATCTGAACGACATGGTTCTCGCTGGACACGATGTCCAAAACCTGATAGAATCTAATACTTACAAAGGATTAGAAGCAAAACTAAAACTTCAAACGTGGAAAAGAGTATGACGAACGGTACAAAGGTGGTCAAGCGTAATGGTTCTATTGAACCTCTTGATCTTGATAAGATGCACATTATGGTAGAACGTGCATGTGAAAACCTTGCAGGTGTATCTGCTTCTCAAGTAGAGATCCAATCAGGCATCCAGTTTTTTGATGGTATCACAACAGCAGAGATTCAGGAGATTCTGATCAAGTCTGCTAGTGATTTGATTGATCTTGATCACCCCAACTATCAGTTCGTCGCTGCTAGATTGCTATTGTTTAGTGTTCGTAAGCAACTGTATGGTCTTATTGAGGACATCCCACCACTATCAGAGCACATCAATGATTGTATTGAGCGTGGTGTATATGATTCCGGCATCCTAGATAAGTACAGTGAAGAAGAAATTGCTACGCTGAGTGGTTATATTGAACACTCACGTGATTATTTGTTTACGTTTGCTGGTCTCCGTCAGGTTGTTGATAAGTATCTTGTACAAGATAGAAGCAACGGGATGGTCTTTGAGACCCCGCAGCAGATGTATATGATGATTGCTGCAACTCTGTTTGCTAATTATCCCCAAGAGAATCGCCTGTCATATGTCAAACGATACTACGACGCAATCTCCCGACACCGAATCAACATCCCAACGCCAATCATGGCAGGAGTGCGAACGCCCCTTAGACAGTTTGCTTCTTGTGTCCTTGTTGATATTGATGACACCCTCGATAGCATCTTTAGCAGCGATATGGCTATTGGTAAATATGTTGCACAGAGGGCGGGTATCGGCATCAACGCGGGTGCAATCCGTGGCATCAACAGTAAGATCCGAGGCGGAGAGGTTCAACACACAGGTGTGGTCCCCTTCCTCAAAAAGTTTGAATCAACTGTACGATGCTGCACACAAAACGGTGTCCGAGGTGGGTCAGCGACTGTCCACTTTCCAATCTGGCACCAAGAGATAGAGGACATCATTGTCCTGAAGAACAATAAAGGTACAGAAGATAATCGTGTCCGGAAACTGGACTACTCTATCCAGTTCAGCAAACTATTCTACGAACGGTTTATCAAGAACGAAACGATTTCATTGTTCAGTCCTCATGTTGTTGAGGGTCTGTTTGATGCATTTGGCACGGATGAGTTTGATCAACTTTATGTACACTACGAGCAAGATGAGTCCATTCCACGGACTACTATCAATGCACAAGATCTTATCCTTGCAATCCTAAAGGAAAGGGCAGAGACTGGTCGTATTTACATCATGAATATCGACCACTGTAATACCCATTCCTCGTTCACTGACAAGGTGTCGATGAGTAACCTGTGTCAGGAGATTACCCTGCCCACAGACCCCATCCAGCACATCGATGGAGCGGGTGAAATCGCCTTGTGCATCCTGTCTGCTATCAACGTGGGTAAGGTGAGGTCTGACGAGGAACTGGAGGACTTGTGTGAGTTGTCTGTCCGTGGTTTGGATGAACTGATCGAGTATCAGGAGTATCCTGTCAAGGCAGCAGAGATCAGCACAAAAGCACGTCGCTCACTGGGTGTTGGGTTCATTGGTCTGGCACACTACCTTGCTAAACTTGGTTACAACTATGACAGTCAAGAGGCATGGGATGCAGTTCACCAACTGACTGAATCTTTCCAGTATTATCTTCTCAAAGCATCCAACAAACTGGCACAGGAGAGGGGTGCATGTGAATACTTCTCTAGAACTAAATATTCTCACGGTCAACTTCCGATAGACCATTACAAGCGAGACGTTGACGAGATCACAACTGCTGAGTTGCAACATGATTGGGATAGTCTTAGGTCATCTATCTCCGAGCATGGACTACGGCACAGCACACTGTCCGCACAAATGCCTTCGGAGAGCAGTTCCGTTGTGTCAAATGCCACAAACGGAATTGAACCACCCCGTGACTTCTTGTCCATCAAGAAGTCGAAGAAAGGTCCACTCAAGCAAGTGGTCCCACAATACCAACGATTGAAGAATAATTACACGTTGCTCTGGGAGATGAAAGGCAACCGAGGATACATCAATGTAGTCTCGGTCATGCAAAAATTCTTCGACCAAGCAATCTCTGGTAACTGGTCTTACAACCCTATCGATTACGACAACAACGAAGTACCCGTGTCCGTCATGGCGAACGATTTGTTGACAACATACAAATACGGTTGGAAAACTAGTTACTACCAGAATACTAATGACCTCAAGTCGGACGAGATGGAAGAACCGGCACACTCCATTGGATGGAAAGATGATGTACCTGAAAAGGATGCACTCATCGCCTCTATTCAAAACGAAGACGAAGAAGCCTGCGAATCCTGTGCAATTTAGAAAAAGCGCCTCCAATGATATGTCTGTAAAAGGCATGACGGTGTTCAATGACACTCGCGTTGACACCAAAACACAACCTATGTTCTTTGGGGCACCCCTTGGTGTCCAACGCTACGATTCATATAAGTATCCACAGTTTGAAAAACTGACCAATCAGATGCTTGGATACTTCTGGCGTCCAGAAGAGGTGTCTCTTCAAAAGGATCGTGGAGACTATAAGACTCTACGTCCTGAGCAGAAGCACATCTTTACTTCTAATTTGAAGTATCAGATCCTCCTTGATTCTGTGCAGGGTCGTGGTCCTGGTATGGCATTCTCCCCATACTGTGCTCTTCCTGAACTGGAAGGTGCAATGAACGTGTGGCAGTTTATGGAGATGATCCACTCACGTTCTTACACATACATTATCAAGAACGTGTATCCTGACCCTGCTGAGGTCTTTGATACTATTCTTGATGACGAACGTATCTTGGCACGTGCTAAGAGTGTCACCAGAGCGTACGATGAGTTCCTGCATGTCGCAAACGAGTGGGGTGCTGGTAGTATGTGGACAGCAGACTATGCTGATTCTCCTACCGCTGTCTACACCCGTAAGGAACTGAAGCGTCGTCTGTATCTGGCAGTATCAAACGTCAATATCCTTGAGGGCATTCGTTTCTATGTGTCCTTTGCATGTTCGTTTGCCTTTGGTGAACTGAAACTGATGGAAGGATCTGCTAAGATCATCTCTCTGATTGCACGTGATGAGAACCTGCACACTGTGTTGACTCAGCAGATCATCAAAGCCTGGCAAAAGGGTGATGATCCTGAGATGGTAGAGATCGTCAAGGAGGAAGAGCAGACTGTCATCGATATGTTTGCTCAGGCAGTGGACGAAGAGAAAGAGTGGGCACAGTATCTGTTCAAAGATGGAAGCATGATCGGTCTCAATGACAAACTCCTCGTCAAGTATGTGGAGTGGATCGCTAACAAGCGTATGAGAGCGATTGGTTTGACCCCTCTGTATGACGCTCCAGTGCACAACAACCCACTTCCCTGGACCGAGCACTGGATCTCCTCTAAAGGTCTCCAGGTCGCCCCACAGGAGACGGAAGTGGAGTCCTACGTGGTTGGTGGTATCAAACAGGATGTGAAGAAGGATTCGTTCAGTGGATTCCAGTTGTAAAGAGTTCTATGACTTCGGTGGGCGACCTGTAGAGTGCCAATATCTTCTTTTACTCATCAGTGAGATGGAGGGTACATACCAACATCTCAAATTCATGGGATTCAAAGAAGATATGGAGACTCTAGAGGAGATGAAGAAGAGGTATTATAAACTCTACTTCAAAACTCTGAAGGAGGAGAAGGCAAAAGCATGAACCTTTGCAACGAAAATGGGTTTGCCCTTGTGTGGTAAGATAATATAGATTGTACGGGAAACCAAAATGTATTTTCTAGCAAATCCACCAGTCTATTTCCTGCCTGGTACATGGGAGACCGTGCATACCAGCATATATGATCCAGTATTTGGTTTGCTCTCCTTCATGTTGGTCGTTGCATCTGCAACTCTAGTGTCATCACTAGCAATGAAGAGGTCAAGAAAAAGAGTTTAGTATGAACACTACATTGACTGTACATGATGATGGTGTGCTTACATTCCCTCCTGAATTCCTAGAAAAAGTTGGATGGCAGGAGGGAGATGTGTTAGAATGGATAGATAACCATGACGGTTCTTGGACTTTGACTAAGAATAATGACTGAATGGAGAGAAGAGTATAAGCAGTTCACTAGTAATAAAAAAGAACTTGAATTACTAGAGAACGGACCAAAAAGTCTTGCACAGTCATGGCACTTGCAAGCAATGTATAATCAGTGGAAGAAGATCAAGGGTATAAAGGATCCTGAACCACCTGATTGCCAAAGTAGCATGAGGGAATGGGAACAATCAATCAAGAAGTATCAATAGAAATGAAATTTTATTTTGACGGCGACTCATTTACCTATGGTGGAGGTTTAGAACGCCTAGCCGTAAGGCGAGAAGATTATAGGTGGTCTAAGTTAGTATGTGATCACTTCGGAGCTGAGGAAGTAAACCTATCATATGGTGGTGCTTGTAATGAAAAAATTATGAGGCACCTGTTTACTAAACCACCTACTGAGGTTTATGATTTCTACTTTCTTCAAACTACCGTTCCTATTAGGAATGAGTTTTATGATAAGAAAAAGAAGAGGTGGACAGGATATTCACATGAACGTGATAAGCATGGTAGTGTTTATGACAGATGCATATTCAGATGGGGAGATGTAGAGGGACCTCGGTTTGCTGAGTGGATAAACTTTGGACTTAGTAGGGTTTACTCTGACGAATATGGAAGGGCTAAAGAGAGTGTTACACTCAACGCAATGAAAGCATACGTTGCATCTGTGGGACGATCAAACAGATCTTTTTTTAGCACACTACTAAAACCTATAGAGACTGACAACAAATATGACATGTACTTCAAAGGTACACACGATGCTGAACGTGGTGAAACTGAATGGCCTCCAGGACTATTCCGTTATGATAAAATACCCAACGATGGACATCCTTCCATAGAAGGTCATAAGACCATAGCAAAATATGTTATAGATATTGTAAGTGAGAGATTACGTGATGAGGGTTCAGTCTGCTAAGGCAAAGGGTAGGAGACTACAGCAGTGGGTAAGAACTAAACTTATAGAAATGTTAGAGGTTCACCCTGAGGATGTAGAGTCTAGATCAATGGGTGCAGGTGGTGAGGATATCATCATGGCACGTGCAGCTAGACAAAAGTTTCCTTTCAGTGTAGAATGCAAGAACACAGAGAGACTAAACGTTTGGGATGCATACGACCAAGCGTGTGCTAACTCTGGTGATTACGAACCAATTCTCTTCATAAAAAAGAATGGCAGACGACCTCTCGTTGTCCTCGATGCGGAAAGCTTTATTGGATCCCAGCGACATGAATGACTGGAGATACTCTGAAGAGCGTATGCAACTTCGTGCTGAAGTATTTCGTGCGTTGTCTCATCACCTAAATGATCATTGCAGACTTGTATATGAGTTTTGTCATGACTGGGTGAGTCAGGGTAACAAAACAACCATTGGAGTTGAACAAAGATTCCAAGAGTTCATTCGTAATCGTGCCGAAACTTTGTACACACTAACCCCCATGGAGGAACATGCAGAAAATTCTTAGTCTCATGTCCATCTTTTCATTCGTAACTAGCGTAGGTGTAGTTGGCACTGCTGGTTATGTGTATGTAAACCAAGACAAAATCAAAGAGAACATCAAAGAGCAGGTCACCAAAGGCGTTCAAGATGCTGTCGTAAGTAAATTCAATACACCTGCTCTGCCTAAAGCGACTGGTGGTGTGCTTCCTGCCATGCCTAAGGTCACTGGAGGAGCTATTCCATTCTAAATACAGCCAGCTATATCCTGGCGTATGACTGATAAGACACCAGATTCTCCTCCAGAAAAGGAGGAGAAACGAGGTTTGTTTGGTTTAGGTAAGAAGAAACCTGAGACTAAACTAGATAAGGATAAGAAAAAGGAAGAAGAGGATAAAGATCCTGATGAAAGAATGGCAGCGTTGTCTACGCTGGTTCGTCTAGGTATCTTGATTTGGTCAGGTGGTATTCTCACACTGGCATACGTCGATCTTCCAAAGGCACTCAATTTTCCTAAGCAGGATCTCGATCCGACTTTCATAGCCTCGGTCTTCACTGGGGTTTTAGCTACGTTCGGGGTTCAAACTGCTAAGAAAGGTGCCATGGCTAATGGTGGTGGTGGCATCACCAAGGCAGATATGGAACGTCTTATCGCTGCTGCAGCACAAACAGCACCTGCACAAACCATTCGTATTGAACAAGCTCCGTTGACAATCGGAACTCAACCTCCTAATGTATCAGAAGATGGTGCCCCTCCCGTTGTGCCCCCTAAAAAATCGTGACTTTCGCTGATGTCCTTCTTTGGACAGCAATACCCTTTGTTCTATCCACAATATATTTCGGGATACGAAAGGGTCATAATAACTACTACGACTCAGAAGATTATGATGGAAATGGAACGGCTCACTAGACGCATCGTTATCTTCGGTGCGACTGGTGACCTTTGTAAGAGGAAACTTATTCCAGCACTGTACCAGTTGTGGAAGAAAGATCTTCTCCCTAAAGAACTTCTGATCGTAGGGTGCTCACGTCGTGAGTATACACGTGATACTTGGTTGGAATATATTGGAGACTACCCTTTAGAGTTTACTCACTGGTTAGATTTTCAATGTGCTGACCTTGATAAAAAAGAATCTCTGATGACACTGCACGATAAGAGTGCAGATACAACATATTTCTTATCTGTTCCACCGGAGAGATACGAGAATGCAATCATCAACCTCAAGGAAGCAGGGTTTCTGGATGACCCTGACCACTCCAGAGTGGTTATCGAAAAACCCTTTGGATACGACTATAAATCTGCTGATCATTTACAGTCAGTGGTGGAGCGACATATACGCGAGAAACAAGTTTATCGCATTGACCATTATCTTGGTAAAGATACTGTCAATAACATCCTTGCCACTCGGTTTGGCAATGTACTACTTGAACCACTCTGGAATCGCCAGTACATAGAAGAGGTTCAGATCTTTGCGACTGAAACTATTGGATGCGAAGGTAGATCACAATACTATGAAGACGCAGGTGTTGTACGTGACATGTTGCAGAACCACATGCTACAGGTTCTGTCTCTAATTGCGATGGAAGCACCGTGTCGTATGAGTGCTGTCGAAATTCGTAGGGAGAAGGTAAAGGTTCTTGCTGCCGCACGTCTTGGTGGTAAGTTTATTACTGGTCAGTACCTAGGATACCGTGAAGAACAGGGTGTGGGTCCTGAGTCTATGACCCAAACTTATGTTGCAGGTGATATTTACATTGATAACTGGAGGTGGGAGGGTGTACCTTTCTACTTCATGACAGGTAAGAAGATGCCTTATCAGTGTGTTGAGGTTGTTATCAAGTTGAAAGCACCACCTGTTGGACTGTTTGAGGGTGAAACTCCTGGTCGTATTGTGATGCGTCTGCAACCACATGCACACCTCGACATTCAGATTGATGTGAAGTCACCTGGACTTGGTGAAAATGTTGAGTTGGCAACACTCACTCACAGATATCCTGACTGGTTGGGTGTAGATGGTTATGAAAAACTATTATATGATGCTCTTCATGGGGATCAATCTCACTTTGTTCATGCAGAAGAGGTGTTGGAATCATGGAGAATCGTTGACAATCTTCTTTGTACTGGTAAGCAGTGTCCTATCAGGACAGCACCATACGTTTACCATGAAGGACAGTGGGGACCAACTCATAAGACAGACATGATTACCAAATGGGACTATCCGGAATAGCACACAGTGCAGCTAAATTTGCTGCACACGTTCTAAATAACCCTTATACTCTGGGTCTTATGGCGTGGGTATTAGTTTTCGTTCCTGTCTTAGGTATGTGGGCAGTCCACAAATACGGATGGGAGCACTGGGAACCATTTACTAAGCGTCATGACACATAGGTGTACTGAAATCATCCCCGAACACACTGTGACAAAAGCAGAAGTACAGGAGATGATTGATGATGCCATCAGGCAGCACAATCGTAATGCATCAATGATTAGTATGGTCCTTGGGATTATATTTTTCGCCCTCTTTGCTGATGGATTCTTTAGAGTCATTGGTATGATTCCTCCCTTCCTGGGAATCGATGTCAATATTATCAAAGAAGTTGTACGGGAAGTTATTGAAAAAATTCAATCATGAAAGTTGGAATCATTGGTCTAGGTAGGATGGGCGAGGGTATGTCTCGCCGCATGCTAGCAGCAGGCATCGAAGTCCATGGATACAGAAACAACTACTCAAAAGCACAGGAACAATTTGAGAAGGGTTATCTTAGTGGGGTCACCACTTCTATTCAGACCCTGACTGAAGTAGTTCATCAATCAGATAGTCAGGTTGGCAAGGCACCTGGCATCTTCATGATGGTAGTCCCTGCAGAAAACGTTGAGGGAACCATCGATGAGTTACTACAGTTTTGTGGTGAGGGTGATATTATTATTGATCACGGCAATAGCAACTTTGCGGATTCTCGACGGAGAGCAGAAAGGCTTTCTAAGTTGGGCATCCAATATCTTGACTGTGGCACTAGTGGTGGTGTGTATGGTTTGGACCGTGGATACTGTCTTATGGTTGGTGGTTCAGATCATGCAGTATCCGTCTGCTCTCCAATCTTTAGAGCACTCGCACCTGGTATTGCCTCTGCACCCCGTACAGATCCACTCACCCATGCAACCTCTGCAGAGTATGGGTGGTTACATTGCGGGGGTCCTGGAGCAGGTCACTTTGTGAAGATGGTCCACAACGGTGTGGAGTATGGTATAATGCAAGCGTATGCTGAAGGATTCAACATCCTAAATGCAGCAAACGATGGTAGTTCTTATGTGAAAGAGGGTGATGCAGAGGTCGCTCCGATGGCGAATCCAAAGGACTACCAATACGATATTGACTGTGCTGAGGTCGCTGAGTTATGGCGTCGTGGCAGCGTGGTTGGTAGTTGGTTATTGGATCTTACTGCGGATGTATATCGAAGCGATCCAAAGCTTGATAAGTTCCCTGGAGGAGTTTCCGACTCCGGTGAGGGTCGCTGGACTGTTCATGCCGCTGTCGATCTGGGTGTCCCCGCTCCTGTTATTACTGAAGCGTTGTATCAACGTTTTGGTTCTCGTAAACTGGGCGATTACGCGAACAGGGTACTGAACGGTATGCGTTATATGTTCGGTGGGCACAATGTTAGATAAATCTATTATATTAGTTGCATGTTTCACCCCACTCGTAATAATTTTTATCGTTATGAAGTTAGCAGTGTGGGTTAGTGCAACCTGGTCTGAAGAGAAGTATGTCGAAGCAGAATCCAGAAAACAACACGGACCTTATGTGGCAGATGCATATGCAGATGTTGACGAGGAGGAAGAGGAATATTGAAGTGGCAAGAATTATAGATGATGCGATTACTGATTACTACTCTTCTCTAGGTCTACCTGTTCCTAATTGGAAGACAAAAAAAGACCCTGAGTGGTGGACTAGATACCTTATAGACTTGGGTATTGAACCCCGTAATCCTTGAACTTATTATTACGACCACTTGACAATGTAACTGACCCAGTTTGGAGTGTGATTATATCAATCATACTCCTTCTTGTTGCTGTTTTATATGTTGTGATCTATATACTAAAGATTGACCAGAAGGAAAGTGGAGATCCCTAATATATCAGTAAGGGGTTTTGGTATTCCAACCTTACAGGTAGGACAACTGGACATCAGAGACATCAGAACGCAGTCACCACCTGCTTGGTCTGTCTCCCCACCCACCGCAGTGCCTATCTACCCACCAGTTACTGAGAGTGTGGGTGTTCCCATTGTCAATGTTCCTGGATGTGTTGAGGCACACAG